ATATTGTGCCTCTAATTCTTCTTTAACTACAGCAACCTTGGCATTGATTGCTGCTTCAAAGATGGTCTTTGCCTTTTCTTTGAATTCCTCGGAGAGTTCTTCGCCACCAAGGAGAGCATTGACATCTTCATCGACATCATACTCTTCTACAGTTTCTTCGGTCTCCTCTTCTACAACCTCATCGACGATCTCTTGATCCTCTTCGATTGTATCTTCTGCGGAGAGTTCCTCTTCTTCTTTTGCCATGCCTTTTGCTGCTTCTGCGGGTTTTGCGCCTTTGGTTACAACATCCTTAACTTGCTTAAGGGTGCCACCAGGAGTCTTCAGCTTTGCTGAATCGTCATCTGGTTTGTAGTTCTCAGGAGTAGGACCCCCAAGATCTTCATAAGAACCAGCAACCGACGTATCCATAGGATCGGCTGCTTTTGCACTAGCATTAACAGCGGATTTGGATTGCTGTGTCTTTACTTCCATTTCTTGTAATTTTTTGCCACGAGACATTTGAACTCTCCGATTTACCTGTATTAAATCTATATTTATTTATAAATTAAAATATTTAATGTATCAAATTAGATACTATTTAAGAAATCATTGAACAGATTGAGTTTCTGCTCATCGAGTTTCTTCTGATCAACTAATGTATTAATCTGTTTGTATGTTTTTTCTGCATACTTCTCACGAAGGATGCCTCCGTCCCATACCCACTCTTTTCCTTCCATAATACCTTCAACAAAAGCATCAGGTGCAGAAGGATCAGCGACAATATCAGCAGCAGTTGCTAACATAAAATCATCGCCAACGATGTTTACCCCCTCACGGGTCATTTTAAGTGAACCAATACCACGAGAAGAAACGCCGAGTTTTACGCCTTCCTCAACTAGAGAAGAAGCGATTTTACCCATAGGAGTATTCAGAAGTTTTGCCTTACCAATAAAGTTAGAACCACTCTCTTTTAAAGAGACAATTTTATGGGAAACTCTGTCAAGATTGACGGTTGGACCATCAGGGTGACCGAGTTCACCAAGTGCTCTACCAGCTTGGATATGGTTTTCGTTGTATCTACCAACTTCCTTACGGAGAGTTTCCATAGGATACATACGACCATTACGGTTTTTAATGTTACCTTGAAGGAAAACACCCTCAATGTACATTGATTTCTTGCCGTTCTTCTGTTCGACAAGAAACTCTACGGATTCAATTTCTTCTCTAATTAGTTTCATGTCTTTCCTTAGTTTCTTTGTACTTGTTGAAAATAGACTGCTCCAGCACCATCTGCTGCTAATGCAGATAATTTAACGGATCTTCTTAAAGTTGAATCAGCACTGTGGAATGCGGTAAGAATTCCTGCAGTGTTTGCATCAACTGTGATAGAAGTTTGGAAGTTACCGCCAACACCAGCACTGGTATTAACTGAGGTTACTTCAACATGACTAATTGCAGTGGTGTAATCGGCAAGATTTGCTGAAGAAAGAGTGACTCTATCTCCAACACCAAATGGCATTTGAGTTCCTTCGGGGCAGGTAAGGATCGTGCTAGTGCCAGTGGTAATGCCAACAACTCTTTGAGATGCTTTGTTAAGACGAATCTCTTCCGGATCACTAGTGCTTACTAGAAAACTAGATCTACTAGCTCCTCCGGATGCTACATCAACTGGTTCTGCATCAATATTGACAAAAACATTACTGCCTTGTGCTACAACACGAATAGTGTCACTCTGCACGGTAAACGCTGCGGAAGTATTAGCTACTCCAACAGCCAATCCGAGAGAAGATCCCGCTCCAATAGTTCTTAGTGCCATTATTTTTTACTAATAGTTCATTTGCTAGTTATTTATATTATTCCTCTTCCTCTTCTTCTACTTCATCATCAAGTTGATCGACAATTTCTGTGTCATCTTCACCTTCGATCTCATCTTCGATTTCGGTGTCATCACCAAACAAAGAATTTGCTACTACTGGACGCAGTGCATCAACTCTTTCTGCTGTCTTTGCATACAGCATATCTTTGATAGTATCGCTGATTTTAGATGGAGACTCATCACTCACCATCATATCCATTAGTTCATCCATTGTGTATATACTAAATGATCGTTTTTATTTATATCTCCCCACCCTTGGGAAGTTCTGGAGCTTCTGTTGCAGATCCATCTGCTTCAGGTTCCATTACTGGAGCACCTAAATCTCCACCAGCACCCTCTGGTGCAAATGGCAATCCAGTTGCTGGGTCAATTGTTGCTGGATCAGGAATAATCCCTGCTTTGATTTCTTTATCAATCAGTTTATCCTGCTCAAGAATCTCTACATCAGTTTGACGGAGAATATTGCGACGGACATAATCTTGAGAGTAATATTTTCCAACATAAGGTTCTGCAGTTTGAAGGAGAGCAAGTCTCTCATTCATCAATTCAGTTTCTTTAAGTTCTGAGAAATGGTTATCATAAAGGAAATCATACTGAATATGCTCACTCATTCTCTCCCAATCTTCTGGGGTAATGATGTTCTTAAGAATTAATTGAGTCTTCAGCATGTCATTAAACATGTTGGAGAATCTCTTTCTCAAACGACCAACAAACTTGGTGAACTTAAGTTCATCTCTTAAGATCTCAGAAGATCTACCCAGATTAAATCCACCTTCTCCGTCCATTCTGCTTGGCGGTACATTAAGGGCCCTAAAAAGTTTCTTTTTAAAATACTCAATGTCTGTGATCTCTCCCAAGTTTTGACCGCCAGGAAGAGTAGAAATTTCAGTTCCACGTCCTCCCTCTCTTCTAGGTAACCAGAAGTCTTCAAGCATAGCCATGTATTTTTTGTCATCACGGATTTCTCCAGTATCTGCATTGTATACAAGTTTGTTACGGTAGCGCATCATAACATCACGGAGATATTGCTCTGCCTTTACCTTTGGAAGATTACCAACATCAATGTAGAAAATTCTACGTTCTGGTGCTCTTGACAGTCTGTATATAACAAGACTATCTTCAATCATTCTAAGTTGATTGAGTGCTTTAATTGATTTGTGAAGGTATGATAAAGTATTGCCCTTATTTCTGTCTACAAGACCTGAAGTACAATAGACAACAGAGTCTTTTGTCATTTTGATTCCCTTACCCTGTCCCGTTTGAGATGGATTTGCTGTAGGGAATTGTACTTTTGGATTATAGACAAAATACTCATCTAATTCTGGAAACTCATAATCCATAGGATTTTCGTTCCTTTGGAATGAGTTAAGTCTTCTAATTTCTTTTGCTTTATCGCCCTCTTTCTTTTTTTCCTGTCTGATATAACGCATTTTCATTGCGTCAATATAACGCAACTCTTGAATACCTTCCTGAGGATTCTTCAGGTCAATGATTTTGTGATAGTAAATACGACCATCAATATACCAGTTACGATAGATTTCGTGTGCTTTCTTATCGAAATCTAAAAGATCAAGAATATATTTAAACTCTTTGCGAATTTTATCTTTAATACCATCGCTTGCATTTAAGTTTGACAGTTCAATCTCTACAGGACTGTCATTACTATCAGATACAATTGCTTCATTTACAATATCTTCAATGGCACTGTCCACTTCTGGATGCAGTGCCATTTCACGATAACGTTTGATTAATTCAAACTCAGTTTTATATACACCCTCTAAATCAACATAAGAACCAAAAAAACCACTACTCGCATAGTGATCAACCCCATCCTCGTTATTAGGAGGAATGGGGGAGACCGCTCCGGGAGATAGTGATTCATTGTCCTCTATCGAGAACCCAAATAACTTGGACATAATTTATTGATTGATTTTCTTTCTACTATTTATCAACCGTTAGGACCGCCTGCATTGACAGTTCTAAATGTCTGAACCTGGAATTCTACCGTGAATTCTTCAATAGTATCACTACTATCGTATGAAAGATCAATCTGTGAAACATTAGTTGGGAAAATGTCTACAAATTCATACTCTTTCAGAACAGCATTTCTGTCGCCATTGTTGTCTTGGCTTGCAGGGGTTGCGCCTCTACCTAATTGGAATACCTTAGCATTAACCATATAAGCAGATGGATCGGTCGCACCAATGTTATTGTCTAATTTTGCGATCAAATCTGACCACTCTTCAAATGCATTGCGGAGTGCAAATCCTTCATCGTTGATGACGGTTACAGTCCAAGTATCAATGGTTCTGTCTCCAGCAACCTTAAAAATACGACCTCTAAATGGAACATCGATATTAGCAATGTTCTGAGCAGGCATCGCTGCTGCCTTACACATGAATCTGAAACTTTCAGCATCCCAAGCAATACCGCCCGGTAAAAGCGGCATTTCTACTTCAAATAGATTGGGGCGTGCGCCACCCCCAATCAGTGCTGATTTAAATTGAGAAATAGTCTTGTTTTCTCTTGAAGTTGCCATTGTTAAATCCTCCTTTTGTTATTTAGATATTATGATCAAACTCTACCTGCTACTTCTTCAAAACTGACGCCAGTTCTGGTAGCAACGAAAGTAAGAGTGATGAAGTTAATCGATCTGGCAGGCTTCAAGAAGATGTCTGCTCTGAATTCATTATTATCAATAACATCTGGAGTGTTATTGGAGGTGTCACAAACAACAAGGAATCCGCTGATCCCTCGTTTTGCCTCTACATCTCTCAAGAAAGGTTCAACAATGTTTCTGAAGTTTGCTCTTGTCAACTCATCATTGAGTTCAAAGAGTTGAGATTCTGCTGCACTCTGGAGTGCTTGCTCAACTGTCAGGAACAAGCGACGAACATTGATTCTATCAAATGCAGATGCATTAGTAAGTGCAGTCTTATCACCAAAGAGAATTGTTCCAACACCAGGTTTTGTGATGACTGAATTAACTCTCAGTGGATAAAGTTGATCTCTCTCTGCTTTATCTGGATTGTATGCCAACTTGACAACGTTATTCAGAACACCGCGTTGTTGACCTGCGGGTGAGAACCAGGGATAAGAAATAATATTGGTTCTTACCATCAATCCAGCAATGTCTCCATTAGTTGGGACATATCTGAATTCATTATTGAATCTATCATACTTATATGCATAACCAGAATCAAATGTTGCAAACGAGGAGGATGATAACGGACTAAAGAAGTTAATCAAGTTAGTCGTCTGCGTGGTTGAATCACTAAGACCAACAAGGTCTGCTCTATGAGGACCAATGCATGCCATAGAGTCCTTTCTCAGTTCTGCAAGTTGAATCAACTTGTTTGCTTTTGCTTGTGACTCAGACTTAGTGCTACATCCAGGACCCATGATAAAGAAGTCAACTGCTTCTTCATCTTTGTTTGAGAATTTATCATATGCAGTAACAATGTTGCCGAGAGTGGCAGTCATACCACCGTTCTTATATTCTCCAAAATCGGGAACACCAGCAGCATAATCCTCACCACCTCCAAGGGTATAGGTTATGTTTCCAATTCCATTGAAGTTTGTATCCTGAGAGTTTTGACCCCAGAGACCACCGCCAGTTGTTACTGCAGTGAAATCAGTGGAGAATCCAAGTGCTCTGGGAACAGTTTGATGGTAGGCGTCTTCTGCAGATGCAGGACTATAACCAGCGTAGATGTTTGCAGATCTATCAGCAATATAATCTTTATAGTAGATCTTGTCAGGCGCATTTACTGCTGATACAGCATCTTCTGCCTTAGAAAGATTGAGGTGCTTCTCAATCAGATTACCTCTAATACCAGTTACTCCGCCATTATCATCAACAACAGCAACGTGAATACCGTCGTTCTTACCATTTCTCTCAGCAACATAACTGCTGGTGACAGGTTTTGGTGCAAGTTCTTTCCAGAAAATGGTAGCGTTCGTCAGTCCAAGAGTCTGCTGATCATACCAGTCAAGAACGGAGGTAGCCGTCTGACTATCCATAGGGTTGGAACCTAAAGTATGAACGCCAGAGTTGTTAATGAATCTGAGATCATCTGAAGTATCAAACGATGCATAATCGACGCCTTGCTGATAACTGATCTTAGTTTCTGATCCAGCAGTATTAACTCTAGATACAACTTTAACTTCAAGTTCACTAGTTCCGTTACTAGCATCAGTGCTGATACCAGTAATGATACCTTTTAAGAAACCTGTGAAACTTGTAGTTGTTCCCTGACCAGGAATGGTGACATTTGATAGAGGAGCAGTGATACCAAATCCAATCTGTGCTCCGGTTGCTCCAACGTTAGTCGTTCCAATACCAATGATTTGATCTGCAAAGTCATCAATTTGACAGACCTTTAATTGGTTGCCCCAAGAACCAGGATTCTTGGCAGCGTAAGTAAACGTTGCATCATTAGTGTGATTGTTCTGATAGTCATCATAGTTCAGAACCTGCAATGTCGTCGTGAATGCCATGCCAACACCTGCGTTAGCATTGTTCAGATCGTCATCAGTTGCTCTGACTACCTTAAGAACTCCTCCATAAGAAAGGAAGGACGATGCGCTCATCCAATATTCATACTGCCTATCAGTAGAAAGTGGTTTACCAAAAACGTTGATTAAATCAGTTTCGTTGGTAACAAGAATTGGTTCATTAACCGGTCCAATTGGAAAGGGACCTGCAATCGCACCGATGTTATCCAGAACATTATCAGCTCTACCGACTGTTAGATCAACCTCCCTGGTAATCACTCCAGGAGATAATTGAGGAGTCGCCATGTTTTTCTCCGTGATCTCGATTTATCTGAAAATATTTATTAAAAAGTGACTTTTCAGAGGGGAAATGGGACGTGAACTACCAATCTGGATATTCCCATCGATCAATGTGAGATGATTTTTTATTTGAGGTTATTCTTCTTACAGTGCACTCCTTACATTCGTATGAAAATGAGGAAGCGACTGGACCCCTATCTTTTCTTGTTCTGTAAAATCCATCAACTAAATTTTTTGTCTCTCCACATACTCTACATCTTCTATCTGAAAGCAGTAAGTGTCCTAACTTAATCTGCTTATCAAACTCCATTATTGATATTCCCACATATATGCTCTGTCACCATACTCATCAGTAAACCATCTATCACCTTCAGGATCTACAAAACTAGTATCGTCTAGTCCATCAGACATAAACCCGAAAGGAGCCATGTCTTGTTCTATTTGATTTTTCTGTTCTTCATATAATCTCTTTCTAATATCCTGATCTGTTAATTCTTTAAAATAGTCTTGCTGAACTAACCAAGCATATATGACAAGACACATTGCCAAGTCATCATTACATCCTTCTTCTGCTTCAAATGAATTACTCTTTGAGATGAATGTTGTTAATTCAGAGATAATTTCATAATCAGAGAATAAAAGTTTATTCTCTTCAATCATGGTTTTGAGATTAAGAGCACCGACTTTCTTGACAGTCTTACTCATCTTCACACCAAGTTGAGTTTTCTTTCCAGAGAATCCCTGTCCTACAATTTGACCTGCTCTACCACGCATTGAACACATAAGTAAGTTTTGGTATTCAAGATCATAGTTTAAAATTGAGGCAACTTGATCTCCAATATCATTTACTTCACATAATATAAATGCATTGTTATATTTTTTTGCTATCTCCCAAATGATATTAGGGAATAGCATTGGTTTAATATCATTATTTCTATACTTTCCAACTACCTTATGTGGGAATGATGTAATATCTACAACTACGAATGCGGAGTAATCCTCTCCGACACCTCTTGCAACATCGACAGTTATTACATAGTCGTGGTTTTGCTCAGGCTCTACATATATGTCTAAACCAGCACTGCTAGTTTCTGGATTTTCATAAACTAAAGTTCTTAATTTGCTTGGAGCAATTAGCGTATCAATAGATCCTAAGAACTCACACTCAAACTCAATTTTAAATTGCTGTTCTGATGTATTAGCAATAGTCTGTTTCTTCCACTTTTCATCCCTACCAGGGACCTCAGACCAATGAACATCAGTTGGAACATACTCGTTCTTATCCTTTTCTGCATCGTGCCACAGACGGTAGAAATGATTCATACCATGTGGGGTAGAAACAATAATTACTTTGGTGCTTTTACCAGAAGTAATAGTAGGATAAACAGAGGCAAAGAACGAGTCAGCAACGTGATTTGGGACGAAGGCGAACTCGTCGAGAAAGAGGATGTTAAACGACATACCTCGGACAGCACTTGCAGACGTAGACGCTGCCAATATCTTACTGCCATTTTCTAACTCCAATGAACCTTTGTTCCATACAAGAATACCTTGCTGCATCCACTTGGGCAAGTTCTCGTATGCAGTTTGTAATCTGCTAAGAAGTTCCCTTGCTGTTGCTGCTTTGTTTGCGAGTATGCCTATATTAACACTATCATTAAAAATCGCATAGTGCAAAAGATATGACACACAAGTAGTCGATTTGCCAGTCTGACGTGGCATCTTACAAATATTAAATCTATTCTCGTGAAATCTTCTTATTAATTTCTCTTGAAAATCATAAGGTTTAAAAGGAACTAATCCTTCATCAAGAGAAACAATTTTTACATAATTGCTTGAGAAGTAAACAGGGTCATCTTTACATCTTAAGAATTCACGGATTTGATCTTCCGTGAATTCTATGGGTGTATTTGCCTTTTTTAAATTAGGATTGCCAAGGTATACATTATCAGACATATATTAATCAGCAGTTCCAGGCTCTAAGTGACTTATTTATCCTGCTATCAGGATCAGAAGCAGTTTTCTTAGAAGTTAACTTCTTTTTCATACCTTTCATCCTCGCGCAAAAAGACGCTCTACGCTTGTTCCCAACTTTCTTTGAAGGTCTCTTAAGATCGCTTCCTGGGTTTTGACGTTCATACGACTTCCTACCTTTTTCATTCAAACCTCCCTCAGGATTTTTACCAGACTTTTTTTGCCAATCTTCAGTATGTAGGACAGGTTCGCCTGGTTCGTAATCGGAGATTTGGAATGAAAGAAGTCTCGCACCCGGATATACTTTTTCTACTTGAGATTGAACATCTGCCTTATTGGGAACAGAAGTTTGAGGGAAGAACATCTTCAAGGAGATGTAATTACTTCTGAATTTAAAGTAAGCATTTACAATGTTTCCAGTCTTTGCAGGAACTCTCACTGCTTCATCCATCTTCGCTGCTACGATCTCCGGGCACTCTTTCTTACCATGAACGGGGCACTCCTCACCTTTATGAGTGTGCATACATCCCATCTTTTCATCTAGAGGAGTTTTTGATATTAATTGCAATTCTTCTTTCTTAGTTTTCTTTTGTGCTCTCAGTCTTGCCTTTTCTGCTTTAAATTCAGCTCTTTTCTTTGCCATTGCCGCGTCAAAAGGACTCATTCCAGACACATCCACTTTATCTGCAACTGCTTTATCCTTTGCTTTTCCCTCATCTTTTTGTTTTTTTAACTTTGCAGAGTATTCAGCATTAGTAATAGCACCGACTGGTTTCCCTTGAACTCTTCCTGATTTTGCAATACGTGATCTTCCAGATGAAACATTTTCATCAACATATTCTACTTCTTCTTTCTTGGTTTTCTTGACACAGTTTGGATATCTCTTACCAAACATTGTCTTCATACCTTTCTTCTCATATCCCTTCCAACACTTCTCATCAAGTTCACTTCTCCAATCAGACATTTCAAACTCTTCTTTTTTTGTCTTTGATTTATTGCCCCAATTAGCGGCACCAACTTTACGACATTTAACCAGAGCACCTGAAGCATACGCTGAAGGCCATACAGAGTAACGTGACTTTACCTTATGGTAACATGCGTCTTTTTTACCCTCTGTTTGAATTTCTGTAGATTCTTTCATTTTCTTTGGTTTGTCGGTTGAAACATATGTGGGTTTTGCTGCACCACTTTTCTGTGGTTGATTAGGATCAGCAGCTCTTTTTCTTCTTTGAGCAGATTTACGTTCCGCATCAGTCATAGATGCTCTTTTTGCAGAGGAAACACACTTTGGTGTAGATTTCTGACCAGGTTGACGAGCGCAGGGTTTGCCTGACACAACTTGAACCCAACCTTTCTTTCCGTCTTTTGATTTGGATTTACCAAACCAATCGCGGAGACCTTCCTCACTTATTCCTGAGGAGGATCCACCATTACCACTCCCATTCCCATTACTACCATTGCCATTACCATTGCCGTTAGAAACACTACCATTTTTTTTCTTTTTGCCGTTTTCATCAACGGAGTGTCCATTCTCTTTACGGAGCATCCCTTTGGGATCTACCATAAATCCACGAGGAATGGGTTTGCATTTCTCGTCAGTATAGCAATAATATGAACCGGCTGGGCAGCGACCATTCTTTTTCTCTTCATTCACATCACCAGTTGTATCTTTTTTATGAAGGTTTTTATACAAGTGCTTATGAAGAGGTTTTGCTTTTTTCATAATTTTATCTCTTTGAGAAAAATCATTTGCTTCATCCACAGCTGGTTTGCGATGCTTTTTGGCAGAACCAATTTTTTCTTTCAACTTATTAAAGTTGTCTGCATTGTAACCTTCATTCATTTTCTTAGTTTTCTTTTTCATAGAGTTAATGAATTTTCTATAGACCGCTGCTTCTGAAGACTTACCCATCTCTCTTGCTCTCTGTTCCATAGCAACTGCTGCCTGGATTTTGTGAGCATGAGATCTTGATGAATTGCGAATCTTAGATACAGATGCTTTAGCGGTTGCAACATCTTTGAAACCAAGTCCATGAATCGTTCCCTTTGGATTTTCATCCGTATAAAGGTCAGAGTGTTTTTTGGAATTTGCTGGTTGCCCAGGTTTTCTTGGAATGCGTGGATTGCTCATTTCTTTTTACGACCTGCACAATGTGCTCTTTGGGAAAAACCTTTTGGGTTAGAGCAGTCAATACTCTTTTTATATTTATTACTCCAACCTTCTTGAAACTGACCGAATGTTTTTCTGACCCTTTGATAGTTACTCTCATCCATTCTATCTACAAACATTTTTGATGCTGCGACCATACTATCAATTGATGGGCCGTCACTTGATTTACTCAAAGACAACTTCATAACGGGATAGACATTGGAAAATCTCCACTTTGCCTCTCCAGGTTCTGCCGGAGTTTGATAGTCCTGTGATAAGTCATCAATGTCTGCAGGAAACAATCTAGGATCCGCACCTGCCACTGGACCAGAGGCATCAGCGGTGTTTGTGTATCCACCATTTCCAATATTATTTGTAGGTTGTTCTGCCAAGAACTGCTTAAAAGATTTCATACTTTTGTTAGCGTCTTTGAAATTTTAAACACTGTTGATGTGCTAGAACTTGGAGTTGCTCTAACTCTTACATTACCAGAATTAATATCAGCATCAAATGTTGCAAGAGAGTCAGTTGTTGTTCTTATCGTTCCAAATTCTGACAGATAAACATTAGTTCCATCATGCAAAACATTTAATGTCGTCACATGATATGCTGATCCTTGGGTTATCTGAATTTGATACTGTGCAGATCTAAAGACACTTGCACTAAAAGTATCTATGTTAGATTCTGATGTTGTAGTGGTAGTTGCTGTTGCAGCATCAAGTTTTATTATTGTTGTTTGACTACCGGCACCAATCTCTAAACCACTTCTAGCAGTAGCAATACCAATAGAATCAACATAAGTTACATCATCATAAGTTATTGTTCCACCAACACTTAGATTTCCAGTAAGAGTAAGACTAACACCAGTTGCACCCTCTGCTAATGATGTAGCTTCTCCGCCACCAGAGAGTGCTGTGCTTGCAATTCCAACCCATTGAGATCCATTGTAAATTAAAAGTTTGTCAGTTCCTGTTGTTTGATCAAAACTGACATCATCAAGATCTTTGATGAATCCAGCACCACCGCCACCGATGGTATAGAGTTGTTGCTGAATTCTGTTGATGAATAACTTGTAGTGCTTTGCTAGATCTTCATGTGTAGCAAAGTTTTGATCCGTTGGAGTTAAAGGATCAATATTAGACTCACTAGGATCAGGTTGAACAGGTCTATTGTTTATCTCTTCTTTTAAGACCTCTTGCTTACCCCTAATCTCTTCAACTATGACTTTTAAAGATTTAAGTCCGTCTTTAAATTCATCCCTTACATCACTAATCTGTTCATCATAATATTTTACTTCAGGTAACTCTGAAATCTCTTTTTTCAGGTCATTAAAATATCCAAGAAGCAATTCATCAGTTTTTATGCTTTCTTTGTTTACTTCTTTAAGATCTTTTTTGAGTGTCTGTTTAAGGAGATTATACTCGCCAAGAATTTGCTTCTTTAATTTTCTATCATCATCTTTAAACTCTTTGTGATGACCCCACATACGCATTGAGGTCTCTTTGATTTCTTTCCAAATCTTTTCTTTCTCTGTATCAAACCTAGTATTGATACTCTCTCTTAAGTCATTAAACTCAGTTCTAGTTTCAAATTCTTTCTTATCAAAGTGCTCTTCAATTCTATCAAGGTCATATTCAACCTTACCTCTCAGTCCCTCAACAGCATCATGGACTTTAACAAAATCATCATCAATAACACTAAAAGTTTTTCCGATCCAAGAAAAATCGGGAACTTCGTTTACCTCATTGACCCACTTAGGGAATGTAGGGATTTGATCTTGTACTTCTTGAACTGATATTCTGAGAGACTGAATGTCTTCTTCATAATACCTGGGTTCAGGTAGTTCATTAATGTTTTGATTTATTGCATTGAGACGTTGCTCTAATGCAATGATCTGTTCATCATAATATTTTATTTCAGGTATATCTGCAGCGTTTGTATCTACTACTTCTTTTAAAGTATCAATCTGCTCACAGATAGCTTCTATCTCTTCCTCATAATATCTAACTTCAGGTATATTTTCTCTTACCTGATTAATCTGCTCAGTTAAACTTTCTAATTCTTTATCGTAATACTTTATCTCTGGAATGTCTGGGATGTCTCTCCTGACATCGTTAATAAGACGAATAAGTTCTGGAAATGGTGGGAT